GCTTGCGGGCGCGGGACTTGGGCTTTCATACGAGCTGATGAGCCGCGACTTCAATACGTCGAGCTTTTCAAGTGCGCGGCAGGGGATGCTTGAGGATCGCAAGACTTTTGAGCCGATGCAGGAATTCATGGCGGCGCACCTGTGCGCACCGATTTACCGTGAGTGGATGGATCTCTGCGTGATGGCGGGCAGTCTTGATATCCCCGACTATTTCGAGCACAGGGCGACATATCAGACGGTCGAGTGGGTTACGCCTGGCTGGGCGTGGATTGATCCGCAAAAGGAAGTGCAGGCGGACATCGCCGCGATCCAGAACGGCGGCAAAACGCTCGCGCAGTGGTGCGCCGAACGCGGTTACGACTGGCGGGAACAGCTTGAGCAGATGGCACTTGAGAAGGAGACCGCCGAGGCGATGGGGCTGAAGCTCTCGGTGCATACGCCGATTACGGTGCAGGCAGCGCAGAGCAATCATGTCAATCATGCAGACAATGACAAGGAGGATGCAGATGGCAGTCAGGAACAAGAATGAGCCGCAGCGGCGCACAGCGTACGCGGGTGCGATTCTCTGTCGCACGGATGAGGCGGACGGGGACACACGACAAGCAGAACTCTCGCTTTCAAGCGAAGAGCCGTGTCGCCGATGGTTCGGCGATGAAATCCTCTCGCATGATGCAGGGGCGGTTGACCTCAGTCGATTGCAGGAGATCGGCGTGGTGCTTTTCAACCATGACCGTGACCGCGTGATCGGGCGCGTGCTTGATGTTCGACTGGATGAGGCGGGGCGAAAGCTGCGTGCGGTGATTCAGTTCGACGAGGACGAGGAGAGCGAGCGCGTCTATCAGAAGGTGCGTTCGGGGACACTTAAAGGTGTTTCGGTCGGCTACGCGGTCGATGTGTGGGAGGAGGTCAAGGCGGGGGCGACAAGCACCAACGGGCGCTTTACGGGTCCGTGTGAAGTTGCGACGCGATGGACACCGTACGAACTTTCGATTGTGTCCGTACCCGCCGATGCTACCGTAGGAGTTGGACGTAGTTATTCAGAGAATGGAGATGGAACGATGGACGAACAGAACAAGGACAATGGAGTAAAGGCACAGGATCCCGTAACGGTAACGCCGGATACGGGCGTGCAGCCGGATACGGAGGCGGCGCGTCAGGCGGCGATCGCCGAGGAGCGGGCGCGCGTGCGTGAGATCGGGACGATGTGCCGTCAGTTCGGCGTGGATGATGCGCCATACATCAATGACGGTATGAGCGTCGAGGCTGTCCGTGCGGCAATCCTCGACAAGCTCGCCGCCGAACGTAAGGCTCAGACGGTGACGGTGCAGGTTGATGAGATGGACAAGTTCCGCGCAGCGGCGACGGATGGTCTTGCCATGCGTGCAGGGCTTACGGTCGAGAACAAGGCGGCGGGTGCAGATGAGTACCGCGGGAAGCGCATGATTCGACTTGCCGCTGAGTGCGTGGAGCGCGAACTGGGGAAGAATACACGCACGATGGATGACGAGATGATCGTGCGCGAGGCACTGACAGGCACGGGGGCATTCCCCGGCATCCTCTCCAACGTCGCGCATAAAAGCATGGCGCAGGCGTATCAGACTGCGCCGACGACGTATCAGCTCTGGACGGCACATGGGAGCAACTCGGACTTCAAGGATGCGGTGCGCTACCGCCTGAGCGAGGCAGATACGCTCGAAAAACTCAACGAGAGCGGCGAGTTCAAGGCGAGCGGCATCACGGAGAACATGGCAAAAACGAGTGTTGCGACTTATGGACGTATGTTTTCGATCACGCGTCAGGCAATCATCAATGACGATATGGGAGCGCTGCAGCAGATTCCCGCAATCTACGGCGCGGCGGCACGGCGCATGATCAACAAGATGGTCTATAAGTTGCTCAAGGCGAACCCGACCATTGAGGGCGATCCGCTTTTCAGCAACAACCACAACACGCTCCATGCGGTGGACATCTCCATCGAGGGGCTTGCGAAGATGAAGGCAGCGATGGCAAAGCAGAAGAACATCGCAGGACTTGAATATCTCAACATTCAGCCAGCGTTCCTCATCTGCCCCGTCGAACTCGAGGTACAGGCGGCGCAGCTCATCAGCTCGGTGGTTGACCCAACGAAGGCGAACGCAACGCCGAACCCCTTTGCAAACAAGATGACGGTCATCTCGGAGCCGGAGCTTGAGGATGCAAAGGCGTTCTATCTCGCGGCAGCGGCGGGCGTTGCGCCGTCGATTGAGGTCACGAGCCTCAACGGCAACCTCACGCCGACAATGGAGCGTGCGGAGCAGTTCGATACGCTCGGAATTAAGTGGCGTATCTACATGGATGTGGGCGTCAATCTGCTCGACTATCGCGGCATTGCAAAGAGCACAGGCAAGTAAGGAGGAATTAAGTCATGGCAGAAGCAGTAAAAGCAACGTATGTGCAGCGCGGGGACAACATCGACTACACGCCGACAAAGAAACTTGCATATATGGAGGTCGTCCCGCTTGCGGCGCGGATCGGCGTCGCACTCTCGGAGATCCCGAAAGGCGAGATGGGGAGTGTGACGCTCGTAGGCGCGTTTCGTCTCCCTGCGGCAACGGGCAAGATCGAGGTCGGTGCAGAGGTCTACTGGGACAAGAGTGGCAACGCTATTGTCGCTGCTGCGAGTACGGACACGGTGCGCGCGGGCTATGCGATTGCTCCGAAAGAGCAGGCGGACACGGTGGCACTTGTCCGCATCGGATGATGGGATTCAAGGAGCAGGTCGCCGATGACCTCGTGCGCGTGTTTTTGAATCCTGCAGAGTTTGGCGAGCGACACAATCTGGACGGGACAGAGTGTATCTGCGTCATCTCGGGTGACATGACTGAGAAGCGTAACGCCTCTCTGCATGGCGGACGACGCACGCCCGAAGGGCTTCACGGCGACTATCTGACCGTCTGTGTGCGGACGGCTGATCTGCCGCGCATTCCAAAACAGGGGACGAACTTCAAGGTCGACGGCAAACGCTATACCGTCGACACCTGCACCGAGGATATGGGAATGCTGACCATTACACTGGGCGCATTTCGTGCGGGGGGTGGATTCCTATGATTGAGATCGATGACAGTGATCTGCAGCGGGCGGCAAACCTGCTCAAAGAGTTTCCGGGAGCGGTTGACCGCCTCTCCAAGCGTGCCGTACAGAGTTCTGTCAAGGGCGTACAGCGTGAGGCTACGCAGAAAATCTCAGAGCGGTATACGTTCCAAAAGAAGCGTATTTCGGGTGCGATGCGCGTCTCATATCGTGGCAGCGGCGCAGTATTCTCCGCACGCGGGCGCGTGAATGATCTCGCGTATTTCAAGCACAACCCGAACCATGTGCCGACGAAACGCCCACCGAAGGGGAAGTACCTCTATAGCGAGGTCGTACGCGGGCAGGGCGGGACGATTGCACACGCCTTCCTTGCACGGATGCAGAGCGGTCACGTCGGCGTATTTCATCGTACGCATGGGAATGAATCCATGCCGATTGCAAAGAATTTTGCGCCGTCCGTGCCGCAGATGCTCGGGCATCCGAGCATAAGAAGCTACATGGAGGAGCATTTGCAGGGGCGGCTTTCGGTGGCAGTTGACCGTGAGGTCAATAACTTCTTGGCGAGGTATGGACGATGACACCTGCAATGCTTGTGAGTGCCGTCTGCTGTGAGGTCGAAGCGGCAACGGCGAATTATCGGATGAAAGCAGAGGGGCAGAGGGATAAGAAAATCTCTGTCTATGCGCAGCACATTCCGGATGATGAATTTAAGGACGACACATACTATCCGCTTGTCATTGTCAGCTGGCAGAAGACGGAAGATGTGACAGAGCCGGAAAAGGTGGGCGCGGAGGCAACCATCGGGCTGACATTCGGCGTATACGGCGAGGATAAAGAGGCGTGGCGTGACCTGCTCTCCATCATGGAGCGGGTACGGCAGCGCCTTTTAGTTTTCCGTAAATTGGAGAATCGCTTTCGCCTTGTCCTGCCGACGAAATTTGAGACGATCGAGATACAACCGTACCCGTACTATTTCGGCTATGCGACACTGGTCTACACCGTTGCGCAGCCGAACGAACGGATGGCGGCGGAACTTGATCGTATTATGCAGGAGGGTAATACATGAGTGAAGAGATGAAGAAGCAGGAAGCACCTGCTGCCAAAGCGAAAAAGGCGACACCTGTGCAGGAGAATACTGCGGAGAATTACGTTTACATCGGGCCGAATCGCCTTGCGGATGGGTTGAAATGCTATACCGTCTATCGCGGTTATCCGCATGAGGTCGTCGAGGTGGCAAAGGAGAAGTACGTTGGAATTGAGCGGCTTTTTGTTCCCGTGGAGGAGCTTGGCGCGGCGATGGCAGAGGTCGTACAGATGGGCACGCCGCTATATCTGGCGGCTCTTGAAGTAGGAAGAGGTGAATAACTATGGCATTGGGTTACAAACACGGCGTATATACGAATGAGCGCGCAACGAGCCTTGTGCCGATGACGACAACCGACAGCGGGCTGATTGTCGCATTCGGTACGGCACCCGTCCATCTGGCGAGCGCACCCGCAGCGGTTAATACGCCCGTACTCTGCTACTCCTACAAGGAGGCAGTCGCGGCACTTGGCTATTCGGATGACTGGGAGAAGTACACGCTCGCGGAGGTCATCAAGACGCATTTCGCGTTGTTCAACATGGCGCCGATCGTACTGGTGAACGTCCTTGACCCCGCAAAGCACAAGAAGAACGTTCAAGACAAGCAGACGGCGATGGCGGGCGGCATTG